GAACTATCATTCTTAATAGTCTATTACCGATGTTAAAAACAAAAAGATATGTTACTTTGTCACCAAAAACAGATATGGCTTATAACTTTCACATAAAAAATGGTGCAAAATTATTGTTTATAAACAGTAACAGTTACAACTTTGAATATAAAAATGAGAGTTAAAAACAAGTTAACTGAAAAAAAAATTTGGCAAAAACTTAACCTGCTTCAAAAGAAACTACCTGGTGCACATTTTACAAAAATTGAAAGCTCTACAATCAACGGAATCCCTGATGTTTACTGTTGTTATCAGGATTGTAGTTTTTGGTTAGAATTAAAAGCAAAACAAGGTAAGAATTTGAATGTTTCTAAATATCAAATAGCTTGGCATTTAAAACACAAAGGGGCTGGTGGACTTTCTTACATCTTGAACTGGCCCCTCATCCATGTACCTCCTAAACTGTATGAGATTCGTGAGCCCGGAGTTCCCGTCCCCGCAAACGAGGTTCCCGTTCCCGTTATCATAATAAAAAACGCGCTAGCGTGTGATCCTGGTTTTTCCGGCCCTGTGCCAGCGCAGCGGGAAACGGCACAAAACCCCTGAAAACCTAGAGTTTTTTGGGCTGATCCTTCTGGCGCAGCTCCTGGGCAGCGTAATTTTTTTTTGCTGTACCTGTTGACATCCTTAGAAGCTGTGTTAATATTATCCGATATTAAACGGAGGTAATAAAATGATAATAACATTAGATAAACAAAATTTTATAGAGCAGGTGCGGCAGCACTCACGCTGGAAACAATTCAGCTATGAGGCTTGGGAAGCAATCTTTGAATGGGAGGACGAAAAGCCAAATGGTGTTTTTGCAGAATATGATCCTGTTTCTCTTTGTTGTGAATATGCAGAGTATGATAGCTTTGAAGAGTTGCAAAACGATTATGATGGGATCATTGACAAAGAGACATTAGAAGATCGGACTTGGGTTAGTTATTTACCAGAGGGTCGTATACTAATAAGGCAGTTTTAATGTTATATTTTGCATTATTTGCATTTCTAATATGTATGACCATGCCCCGAGTTTTTGGGGCATTGGTTATTTTATTAATGTTTTTCTTGTGGTCTCTGGTAACGTAATGCCCGTTCCCGTTCCCGTTACGTGTAAGATTTGCGCGGGCGTGTGTGACCTGGGCTGCATCCCCGCCAGCGCAGCCGTGCGGGAAATGGATTCTCCAACATTTGGAAACCCCGTGTTTTCTGGAGTTCCCGTTCCCGTTTCCCGTTGCGTATAATTTTGGAATGATCATTGGTCCAGGAGCTGCCGGACCTGGCCGCGGATCGCACGGGCTGGAGTCGGCAATACAAAAAAGGGGTTTGACTTATCCGATAAATATAGTATTATAATAACTACCAAACTTAAACGGAGAAAAAAATGACTAAAAAAAATAACACAACAGTAAATGAAGGCTTCAAAATAATGGCTGATATGGCTTGGCAATTAATTAATCGTATAGAATCTTATGATGCAGTCCAAGCTCATTGTTATAGAAAAGATTGGAGCAAAGTACGAGCAAGATTCAATTTAGACGGAAGTTTAAAAAAGGAGATTGTGTAATGGAAGAAATTACAAAACTAATGTTACAAGACCCACATTTCATAGAAGCGTTGAAAGATTTTGAGGCACAAGGGTTTATTAAAGTAAAGAAAGAAGGCATTGAAATAATAGACAGAGAAGGTCTGATGAAATATTACAAGGACTTTGGCAAAGCACCTGACCACTTTCCAAAGGTAGAAGACGATGAAGTATAATAGACAAGGTAATTTTTGTGGGACTGCTGACGAACTCGTAGAAACATTTGCAAGAATGAACAATGAACAAAGAATAGATTTTTGCGAGGGCCTTTCACGTAAATGGCCTCACTTAGCACACACCATTGCAAACATGATTAATCAGCAACAAGAAGTGAAGGAGTTTGACGAATGAGTAAAACAAAAAAAAGAAAACTATCTACACAAAAGCAACTAAATTTGGTTAAGGACAAAATGTTAGATTTGATGCAAGATATTAGATACGATGTTGAAGTCCCCCAGTTTATTTACGCAACTCAATATGTTCTATCGGAGTTAGCTTATGACACTGCACCAAGTAGCAACGAAGCAACAAGAATGTTGTTAGGTAGTATTACTACCCATTTACAACATCGTGATGACCCCGACTCAGATCCAAACATTACTAAGTTAAAGAAAAAGTAAATCTAGTTCCCGTTCCCGTTCCCGTTATCGTATGATTTCGGGAACATTTTTTTTCCTGGTTGCAGCCGCCGGCCAGGATCGCACGGGCTGGAGAGTTCCCGTTCCCGTCATCAGTAGAATCCTGGTGTTTTTTTTCTAATGGAGTTTTCCAGCTCTGCGGCACGGGTGGGAAATCCCGTTCCCACTTTCCGTAGAACTTGGTCTGGTACTGGTTTGTGGTTTCCAGCTCGCTGCGCCAGCTCCTGATTCGGCAAAAAAATTTTTAGTTGCAGGTTGAAAAAAGGCTTGTGCTATCCGATATATATAGTATAATTTAATTTTAACTTAAACGGAGGAAAAAATGGGATTTGATTTATACGGACAAAATCCAAAATTAAAAGGCGAAGAACCAAGTATTGATTGGACTAAAAAGCCAACAGAAGAAGAAAAGAAAGAATACTTCAAAGCAAGGGAAAAATTTGAAGCAGAAAATCCAGGTCATTACTTTAGAAATAATGTGTGGTGGTGGAGACCATTAGCAAATTATGTTTTGCAGTTAATGGGAAATGAGTTCACAGAAGATGAACAAAAAAGTTGGCATCATAACGACGGCTATGAAGTAAGCGAAGAACAAGCTAGAAAAATTGCTGACAGACTTGAACAAGAGCTAAAAACAAACAGAGTAAAAACTGTTGAAGGCTTTTATAAAGAGAAGATGAAAAGAGCAAGTGCAAAGAATAAAGTTCTTGAGAAAAAAAGAAATGAGCTCGAAAAGATTGTGTGGGATAAGACAGGACAAAAACTAGCACCTGTTAAATATCCAGAACCATTTAAACAACAATGGGAGGATATACAAAATCAATATGATTGGGAAGCAAGTTATCCATTTTCAGAAGAAAATGTAATTGAGTTTATGCGTTTCTGCCGTGAATCTGGAGGCTTTCAAATTTGCTAGACCTTCCATTACTTTTTTTAGAGGGATTGCTATATTTAGCAATCTCTCTTTTTATTATATATATGTCATAGTGCCCGTTCCCGTTCCCATTACAGTTTTAATTTCTGCTTAACTTGGTGACAGGAGGAGCTGGCCGCGCGCGGATCGCACGGGTGGGAAACCTGGTGTGGGTTGTTTCCCATTCCCGTTCCCATTTCCCGTTACGCATCAGTCGGGCATGTCATTTGTTTCTGGCTCCGAGCTGTGTCTTCGCCTCATTTCAACAAAAAAAAATAAAAAACTTTTTACATATTCCTTGATTTATCGGATTATATTTACTATATTATAATTAAGTTAATTTTATAAATTTTTAAACGGAGAAAATAAATGAAAAAACTTAAACTAAAAAGTGAACAATTAGCAAAAGAAGAAATAATGTATAAATTCGCTATTGCTGATATTAACTTTAAAAAGTATAAAAAAGAAAGAACTAAACTTTTAGCATTAGCAAAAGATATATTAAAAGATGATGAACAATTTACTTTTAAATTATTTCCACATATAAAAGGATATATTCAAAAAGTAATTACTAAAGCTACAAGATTTGATTCAACTAGATTTCAAAAAGAAAATATGGAGATTGCTGAACAGTATCTTGTTCCTAGAGAATCAATCACGATTGTAACTGATAATGTGGAGATTGATGATTATGCCAAATAATATATTAGACTTAATTAATAATCAATCTCTTATTTCTAGTAATTCAAGATTTAATGAATTAAGAAATAACTTTACAGAAGAACAAAGAAAACAAATTAATTATCAATTAGTGTGTAGTGCTATGGAAAAAGCTATCATAGAAATTTATGCAGAATATCCTAATAGTAATGTTACTAATGCACTAAAAGAAAAATTAATGGAATATCTGTCAGAATTAGCAGTCATAATAGATAGATAGTCTTTTAAAATGTGGGGACTATGTCCCCACATGCCCACACAATACAAGGCTCATTGACCTTTAGAACACAATTAAGCCGTATTTTAGAGCCCACACGGTTTACGGGGTGTACGCACACAGAGAGCAGGTCACGGGCAAGTTTTACACGCGTAAATACTTGCGAAACGATATGGGTAGTGTATAACATAATTATGAAGCCAGATTTAATGACAACAGAAAAACTGAGGCTCGAAGTAGAAAAGAAATGGATTGAGCACATAAAACTTTGTCAAGATAACTTTTTATATTTTGTGAAAGAAGTATGGCCCGACTTTATATATCGTAAAACTAATGACCCAGATAAAATGGGACACCATCAAATTATAGCAAACGAATTTACAAAAATAGCTTCGGATAAAAAAGGGAGGCTCATAATTAACATGCCCCCTCGACACACGAAATCTGAATTTGCTTCTGTTTACTTTCCTGCCTGGATTATTGGTAAGTATCCAAAATTAAAAATTATGCAAGTATCTCATAACACAGAACTTGCAGTACGATTTGGAAGTAAGGT